ACAGGCGCAATGCCAGACCCCCAGCAAATGTACCTTGAAGCACTTGCAGCAGCCACTACTCCCGATGAAGTCATGAAAGTCGTTGAAGGAGACACCGGGACAAAACTCGGTATGTACTCTTCTCGTGGTTCGTTCTAAGCCTAAACAACTTACAACCCACTAACAAAAGGAGTTAACCAAATGGTTGACGCATTTACAGGTCAGAGCACCCTTGACTTTTCAAAGGCCGCTTATGACCGCATGGCATATTTTGCACTACGTCCAGAACTATACTTTGACGCTGCGGCTGACGTTCAGCCAACGCACCAAAGCATGCCTGGAGCATCAGTTGCATTCACAATTGTTAACGACCTAGCAATTCAGGCTTCTGCTTTGACTGAGACAACCGACGTTTCTACTGTCGCTCTTTCAGACTCACAGATTACTCTGACACTTGCTGAGTACGGTAACGCAGTACTAACCACAGCCAAGTTGCGTGGCACATCATACGTAGACATTGACCCAATCGTTGCCAACGTAGTTGGATACAACGCTGGAGTTTCAATTGACACAATTGCACGTGCTGCACTTGACCAGGGAACAAACGTACAGTACACAGCCGGACTGGGTTCTCAGTCACTCAGTTCTGTAACTTCACGTTCAGCCGTTGCCGCAGCAAACACAATCTCATCACTTGACATTCGTGTTGCTCGTGCTCGTCTCCGTTCACAGAACGTTCCTACATTTGGCGGAATGTACGTTGGTTACATCCACCCAGACCTCGTTGCTGACCTTCAGGGAGAAACTATCTCAGGTTCAAACATACAGGGATGGCGTGCACCACACGTTTACGCTCAGCCAGGTGAAATCTGGACTGGTGAACTCGGTGCTTACGAAGGTGTACGTTGGATTGAAACACCACGTGCTCCAGTGTTTGCAGGTGCAGGTGCTTCAAGCACAAACGTTTACGGAACTATGATTCTTGGTCGTCAGGCTCTTGCTAAGACGTTCTCAACAATCGATGGTAACGGAGCGTACCCACACGTTGTTCCAGGTCCAATCACTGACCGCCTCCGTCGTTTTGTACCACTTGGTTGGTACTGGCTTGGTGCTTACGGAATCTTCCGTCAGGCTTCAATCATCCGACTTGAGTCATCATCATTGCTTGGTTCTGACATCGGAACAAACTACGACCCAGCAATTGACATGGGCGAAATTACAGGTGGTACTTCTGCTATTAGCGCTGTTGCGTTTAACAACCCTGCTACTGGATTCGCTACATACTCTGTAGCATCAGTTGCTGGAATCTCAACAGACGAAACTGTAGTTGTATCGGGCGCTACAACAGCCGGAATCAACGGAACATTCGTTGTTACTGCTGTGAACCCAGTAACCAACACATTCACAGTGGCAAACACATTGTCATCGGGAACTGTTGGCGCAAGCGCTATCGTAACAATCCCAACAGCGTAGTAGTACCGGGTAGGAGACAGGTATGCCGTGGCCTTTTGCGTGCGCCCATTGTGGTAGCCGTGATGTTCAGCCCCTCGTGGACGAGATTCAATGTCTCGTCTGCGGGAGGTTGACCGATAGGAACAGCATGCCTGTCTCACGCCTGGACCAATTCACTTCCGAGGAGAAACTCTAATGACTATCCCAACAGGGCTAGGACTCCGCATGGGTGTTGAATCTGCTGACCCAGCAGGTACACCACTTCCTAACCGAGTCACCCGTGCAAAAATGAACGATGCTAAAGCCATTAAAGGCGAAACATCAGACCCATGTTACTGCGGTTGCTGTGACATGACAGACCCAAGGTGGACATAATGGAATCACGTGCATCATTCCCAACCGTAGCCACAGACTTGTTCCGTGGAACTATGGACAACACCCACACAAGTGGTGGAGAATCACACGGACCAACACTCCGTGGCGTAGAGCACAACACTGCTCGTGGCGTTAAAGAAGCACCAGTAATCACTGGAATTACACCAGTTGAATACGCACCTGCTACTGACGCCCCACACGTTGACAACTTCAAAGTACACGGAGACTACTAATGCCAAGTCGTTTAGATGACAGCGCCTACGGCGTAGATGCCCGCAAGGACGGATTCGTTGTTGACGTTCGCCCTACAACACTTCTTGAGCAGAGCCTTATGGGCAATGACCGTGTGAACATGCCTGTAGGAGAAGCAGTTACCGAAGGTGCTGAGTACCAGACAACTGGTGGCGCTCGTATGGGTGACGCTATTGACGCAATCCGCATCGGGGCTAACGGACGCAAGAAGTAGGTCCTGAGTGGCTACATTTACGCCACCCAAGGTCTATGACAATCCGCCGATTCTTCCGGATGCACGGGGATTAGCAAACAGACTATTTCGGTACTTCCCTAACAGGGCAAGGTACGTCACTGTCTTTGCGCTATCGGATGGAACGTTTGTTCAAGACACGGCCACGGCTGAGAACTCCAACACAAACATTCCGTACCCGTACAACCCATGGGAACCATCGGCTCCATTCTCCACGTCATACTACATCAACTACGAAGTAGTACCACCGGTACCAACTGTATCTAAGGTTTCACAGAACCCATATATCGTTAAAGTGTACCAAGAGAAAATGAATGTAACAGCCGCTGAGGTTGCTGCATTAACCGCCGCAGGATACGGAGCACTTATATCATGACCGCAACACCACACAACATGGGATTACACCCTGAAGATTGCTTTGGGTGCAAGGCTGCGTCTATCAGCATGTCACCATCTGCCATGCCTACACGCTCCAACGCTGGTGTTATTAACATGGACACGAAAGCAATGCACGCAGACGTGGCTGCTTACAAGCGACTACGCAAAGATGGAACACAACCTAAGTCGGTAAAGGGTGCGGCGGCTCTAGAGTCCCGTGCTGTATCGAAATGGGAGATTGAAACAGGAACAACGCTCAAGGGTGATACCAAGTTGGGCAAGCGACTAGACGAAACACAGGGCGCAATTAACCGAGGAGAAGCAGTAATCTAATGGCCACTTTATCTGGTGTAGTTGCTGGTCCTTCTGGATTCCTAAACGATGCGGCTGTCTACGCCTACAAAGCATCGCTATTCACTACGCCACCTATTGCAGGTCAGGCACCTCCTACCGCTACTCTTAACACTGACTACTTCGGCCCCGTTATGTCGGGCACACAATTCGGTGGTCCAGGTCAATGGGAACTTGTCGTTAATGACGTTGTTGACTACTACATCTGTGTTACCTACCCAGTGGGTTCTACTAACGCCAAGTACTACTGGACATTTGATGACTCTCTAACCCAATCAAAGGGTGACCGTGGATACCAGGGATACCAAGGAGTTCAGGGTAATCAAGGTTCTATAAATGTTGGTTCTGTTGCAACAGGCGCAGCAGGTACAGGTGTATCTATTAGCAACACTGGTACAGCCGGTGCTGCTGTACTTAACTTCACTATCCCAGTTGGTAACACTGGTGCTCAGGGGCCTCAAGGCGTTCAGGGGTATCAAGGGAATCAAGGCTATCAGGGAGTACAAGGAACGCAGGGCAGTCAAGGTTTTCAAGGCGTGCAAGGTTTCCAGGGACCACAAGGATTTCAAGGGACACAAGGTTATCAAGGCAATCAGGGATACCAAGGTGTACAGGGTACACAGGGATTTCAAGGATACACAGGTCCCCAAGGAACGCAGGGCAACCAAGGTTACCAAGGACCACAAGGTGTACAGGGTACTCAAGGTTTTCAAGGTAATCAAGGTAATCAAGGTAATCAAGGCAACCAAGGTTTTCAAGGCTACCAGGGCAATCAAGGGAACCAGGGTTACCAAGGCGTACAAGGTAATCAGGGCTACCAAGGCTATCAGGGTATTACTGGAGCCGGTGGAGCACTTGGTTACTACGGTATGTTCTACGACACCACTACACAAACAAATGGTGGAGCGACTACTGCCAACGTTGTAGGCATTAACACTCTAGACGTTGCAAGTGGTATAAGTATTGTAAGTGGTAACAAAGTTACTATTGCCAATGCTGGTACTTACTTCCTTAATGCTGAGTTTCAGTTAAACAAAACTGGTGGCCCAGGTACTTCTATAGTCACAATGTGGTACTCCAAGAATGGCACCCCAGCAACGGCTGGAGCGTACACAACAACAATCGCTGGTAATGGTACTCAAGTAATTGGTAGCGTTATGGACACCAACACTTTTGCTGCTGGTGATTACATTCAGTTCTATTGGGCTACAAGCGATACCAACGTTCAACTTTTAACAACTGCTGCTGGTACTAGCCCAACTCGTCCAGTTACACCATCATTTAACCTTGCCCTAAACCAAGTGCTTTACACTCAGGTTGGCCCACAGGGATACCAGGGTGTACAAGGTTACCAAGGCAATCAAGGATTCCAAGGCTTTACTGGAGCACAAGGTGTAACAGGTGCCCAAGGCACAACAGGAGCACAAGGTTCTACAGGTTCACAAGGAACACAAGGATATCAAGGTGCAACTGGAACGCAGGGAACAACTGGCGCACAGGGCACGCAAGGCACACAGGGGACAACTGGTTCGCAAGGCGTACAAGGTTCTACTGGGCCACAAGGTAACACCGGAGCACAAGGCGCTACTGGCTCGCAGGGGCCTCAAGGTTTCCAGGGAAACCAGGGAGCAACAGGTTCACAAGGGTCAACTGGTTCTCAAGGTTCTACCGGAGCGCAGGGTTCGACTGGTGCTCAAGGTTCTACAGGTTCTCAGGGAGCAACAGGTAACACAGGCTCTACTGGTGCTCAAGGTTCACAAGGTTCTACTGGTTCGCAAGGGCCTCAAGGTAATCAAGGATTCCAGGGGTATCAAGGTCTTACAGGTTCAGGAGCACAAGGTAGTCAGGGTTACCAAGGGCCACAAGGTAACCAAGGTTTTCAAGGAACGCAGGGGTATCAGGGGTATCAGGGTGTACAGGGAACTCAGGGTGGGCTTGCAAGTGCTTACGCAACCGTTGACCTTACGGCACAGTCAGCAGCAATCGCAGCAACTACGTTATATACTCCTTCGACTGCTGGTCTTTACACCATTCAGTATTACGGTAAAGTCACAACCGCAGCAACTACATCATCAACACTTGGTGTGTTTTCGGTTATTTCTACCGACACCGACTCCAACGTAGTTACCACAGTTGGCCAATCATCTCAACAAAACTCTTTAACTTCTAGTTTCATTTCCGGCTCAATTACCGTTTATGCTAAAGCCTCAACCGCAATTCAGTATTCACTTGGTTACGCCTCATCTGGTGCTACTGCTATGCAATACGAACTGCACATTGTTGTAAGTGGTTCAACAAGCACAAGTACTAGTCCAACGGGCGACGGTGACCAAAACATTATTCCTAACCAAATGTATTCATAAAGGACAATCATGGCAACATACTCAAAGCAATTACTAAGTGGTTCAACACAGGGGCTTCCAATCAAGGTCGTGGCCACAAGTTCTACCGGAACAACTATCCACGCCACAGGTACTTCTTCTACAGCCATTGACGAAGTATGGCTCTATGCCACTAACACCTCGACTTCGCCTGTACTTTTGACGGTGCAGTACGGTGGAACAACGGCTCCTGACCAGAACATCATCATTACTATCCCACCACAATCGGGTCTAACTCTTATTACTCCTGGACTTGTTCTTACAGGCACAGGTTCGGCTGCGAACACCGTTTACGCTTTCGCAGCAACAGCCAGCGTAATCACAATCTCAGGATACGTCAACAGGGTTGCATAATGAGTAAGCCGTTAAATAGAGGTGTTTCAAGTAGTCAGGTATCCGACTGGAATCCAGGCGCTTCTAATTACACGCCTCGCTCAAACACATCTCAAATCGTTCCCTACGGACTACAACTTCGCCAGACTATCAACGCTGGTACTACTTCGGTAACTATCCCTGCTGGTATTAACTGGGTCTTTGCTATCTGCGTTGGCGGTGGTGGTGGCTCTACTTTTGGGGGTGGTGGCGCAGGGGGTATTACTTGGGGTTGGACAACGGCTTGTTCTTCTTGCGTAGTCGGTGCTGGTGGTGTTGGTGCATCAGGTGGTTTTACTCGTTACGGACACATTTTTGCCGGTGGTGGTAGTGGTCAAGGTATAGTTTCATACTACGGCGGCGGTAGTGGTGGTGCTACTTCTTCCTTATCCGCCGCTTCAGCCGCAATAAACTTTTACGGACAACCTGGTGGTACCGGTGGCGCTGGCTCATCAACTACTAACGCAAGCAACGGAAACCCTGGTGTCGGCGGTGGGGGCGGTGGTGGTGGAACTACTTTTGCTGGTGGTAATGGCGGTAACGGTGGTTCAGGTATTTCTGGCGGGGGTGGTGGTTCTGCAATTGGTGTTAGTTCATTAACGCAAATTGGCGGTAATGGTGGAAACGGTTACGCCGGTGGCGGTGGGGGCGGTTGTTATGGCACAACCGGAACACGCACAGGCGGTAATGGTGGAAACGGTCAATCTTTGATTTCATCAACGACATACACGGGTGGAACTGGAACTACTGGTACAAACACAAACGGTGCTGCTGGGGGTGGCGCAGGCGTAGCCGGAAACGGCGGTAACGCTTCAGGAATTAACGGCGGTACTGGTGGTCTTGGTGGTGGTGGAGCCGGTGGTGGTGGTAATGGTGGAACTACTTTTGCTGGTGGCGCTGGTATTCTTTACATTTTCTATTAAGGACAAACTATGGCAGTAAACATCTACTCAAACGCACAATTTTCCGATACACCATTTGGATTAAAACTACAACAGACATTGACCTCAACTGGGTCAGTCACAATCCCTACTGGCATTAACCGAGTGTATGTAATTACAATCGGTGGTGGTGGCGGTGGAGGCTCAACGGCTGCTGGTGTAGGCGGTGGTGGTGGCGCAGGTGCTTTCTCAGCCGGTTGGTCACAAGCAGCAACGTCAGTTATTGTTGGAGCCGGTGGTATAGGCGGTTCAGCCTCAGCCGGTTCAGCAGGTGGTTACTCACAATACGGTGCATTAGTAGCCGGTGGTGGTGCTGGTGGTGGTACTGGTCAAACTGCTGTTATTGCATCTATCATTGGCGGAGGCGGAGGCGGTGCTGGTTCTTTAACTTCTGCTGTTGTTGGTAGTGCAAGTTCTATTTCTTACACAGGCGCACCTGCTTCAACCAGTACCGTTCCTGGTGTTAGTGGCGGTGGCGGTCAAAGTCTATTTACCTCTACAAATGCTATTGTTGGTGCTGCTGGTGCTGGAGTATCTGGCGGTGGTGGTGCTGGTGCATTTACAACTACGACTGCGACAAACAACGCAACAGGTGGAGCCGGTGGTGCTGGTTTAATCGGTGGTGGTGGCGGTTCTGCATACAGTTCTGCAACCTCAGCAACCGGAACAATGACAGGTGGAGCCGGTGGTAACTCGGACACTAAAACTGGTGGCACAGGTTCAACAGGTTCAGGAATTACATTCGGTGGTGGTGGCGGTGGTGGCGGTTATGCCTTCCTCGGAGTCAACGCAACTAACGGTTCTAACGGCTCAGGAATTAACGGCGGTAACGGCGGTAACTACGGCGGTGGCGGTGGTGGAGCCTCTAACTCAGGAACAGGCGGTACTGGCGGTGCTGGTGTCGTCTACCTCTTTTACTAAAGGACAATAATGGCAACATTTGCAGTTATGAGTGGCAACACAGTTTCTAACGTGGTCAGCGCCGACACAATCGAAGATGCACAAATCGCAACAGGGGCAACCTGCGTGGAATACACCGAGGCTAATCCTGCTGGAATTGGCTGGACATTTGACGGATTAACATTCACAGCACCACAGGAGAATAACTAATGGCTCAGTCCATCTCACAAGAAGCAATCGGCGCTACCGGACTTCCTGGGGCTACGGCTGCATCACGTTACGCCGGTGCTACGGCTTCGGGCGCACCTGTCTCAGGTACGTTTGCGGTGGGCGACTACGTCATTGACCAGAGTGGAAAGTTCTATGTCTGCACAGCAGCAGGTACGCCTGGAACGTGGGGTGCGGTGGGTGGAAGTAGTGCATTAACTTACAACAGTAGTTACATAGCATCTGCAGTAACAATGACTTCTGCAAATACGGCCTACAACATTACTTCACTGTCTTTAACCGCTGGAACTTGGCTTGTAAATGGAAATGCATCTTTTTATTCACCTTCTAATACGGGTATACCAAATGTGTTGGAAATCTATTTAACTGACACAAGTGCTTCATTATCAGGAACAAACATTTATGGAAGTTCTTGGTGTATGTCGCCAAACAACAGCAGTGGAACAAGTTTTTGTGCTTTGTCAATTTCACGAATTATTACATTATCTACAACTACAACCATTTACTTAGAATGTGCTGCTTCTGTAGCAGGATGTTCGGCAAGACCTGGTGGCTATAACGTAGCCTCAAACGGCAGTGGTATGAACGTAATAAAGATTGCCTAATGAACTGTATCCACTGCTCCCAACCAATCGTAGAACTATCTCAGGGTTACGTTGACTCATTTACCTTAATGGTAAAATAGATAAAGAACTAAAGGACTTTCTATGCCCTCAATCATAACCGTAGGTGGCTCAAGCAGTACTGGTAACGGTACAACGTTTGGCGACCTTATTGAAAAGGTATACCGCCGTGTAATGGGTGGTATCCGTGAACGTACCGTACAGATTGACCAGGTGGGTGGCATTGGTTCAGATGACATCACAGTGGTTCTATCTGGTGCTCAGACAAATGGTATTGCTCCTGGAGTAATCCTGGCCATTGAACTTGAGTTACTCTACATTGTTGAGTGGGACAACAGCATGAACACTGCTACTGTCATGCGTGGCTACTATGGCTCTACTCCAACGTCACACATCAACGGTACCATCTGCTACCTCAACCCACGCTACTCACGCTACGACATCGGTGTTGCTATTAATGACGACCTTCGCTCACTGTCTAGTCCAACCAACGGACTGTTCCGTGTAGGCGTAGCACAGTTAACATACAACCCAGTATTTGCTGGATACGACCTCGGTGCACTGCCTGACAACTTCATTGACATTCTTGAAGTGCGTTACCGTATTGCACCACCATACCGTACCTTCCCACCAATTAAGCGTTGGAAGGTTCTTCGTGGTATCCCAGACCCAGTGTTTCCATCGGGCAAAGGTCTAGTGCTATACGAATCAGGTTGGCCTGGACTTCCTATTTACGTTATGTACTCTGCACCATTTGTTAAGTTGGTAGACGAATCAGATTCAGTTTTGAACACACCAAGCACCAACGATGAAGCAGCACCACACAACGGATACTCAACGTCTACGGTGGTAAACCTTACACCCACCATGCTGGACCTACCTCCACTAGGTGCTGAAATTGACCTAACGCTTCCACGTGAAATCTCACGTAACTTTATGGAGTCACAGCCTGACCCACGTAAAGCCCAGGAAGTCCCTGCTGGGTCTGTTGCTAATTCAGTTAATGCATTGACCATGCGCCGTGCACAAAGAATTAATGAAGAAGCAGACCGTCTACAACGTCAGTACACACGAGTTAGGGCCTGGTAATGGCCGGTAACTTCGGTACTACTTTTGGTAACTCAGGTTACCAGGGGCCCCAGGGTTCTCAAGGAACAACGCCTACAGCACCTACAAACATATCGCTTAAGACGTTTACTGGAACGCTGACTGCTGGTTCCAACACCATCACAGGTATCAGCACTGCCGACATGGCAAAACTGTCTACAAGGCTTATTGTCACAGGTTTCTTTGGTGCTACCTACAGCGCTGCTGCTGCCATTACTGACATCGGTAAGAACAAAACTTCAGTTACCGTTAATGTAACAGACAATACTGGCGCACCTGTACTGAACCTAGTTACTGCTTCGGGCGTAACGTTCAATCTGTACTCGGAAGAAGAAGCCTGGGACGCTTACACAGTACCTAGTCTTTTACCTTCTAGTGCAGGTAACGGCAACCTCGGTCACTACGCAGTTGCTCTTTCTTCTACCAACAATGGTTCACGCACCTTTGTAGTTGACACCTCGTTTGAACCATACCGCCGTGAAGCGTTCCGTCACAAAACTATTCCTGCACAACGTCAATCAATTCAGATGACCAACATCGCAGGACAAGGAACAGTTAACACTGAAGGTCTATGGCGCCGTGAGCAAACAGAATGGACAATGGGTGCTGGTCAACAGTACCTTGACCGCAAGTCAGACAGCCAAGAAACACGATTCCTCAGCAGTAAGGGAGTGGACGTATTTTCGTTCCCACTTCAAGCGACACTGCTACCTGACACCTACCGCAAAGATGGGCTTTCGACACCAAACGCCAACATGCACTTAACTCGTTGTGGTGACTACATTGTTTATCTAAACGGAACAAACATCTACTCAGTACTTGCGGCTCGTACATGGGGAGCAGCAACCACCTGCACTTTTGACGGTACCGTTAACAAGACAGTATCAGGCGTTAATAACACAACCCCTACGGCGTTCTATGACATTACATCAAACGACACGTACACATTTCTAGCGACAAACACAGGTATCTGGTTCTGCCCAATTACCACACCAAGCACAGTATTCACACTGTACATGGCCAACGACGTTACCACTGGCTACACAGGTGGATACGACATGGTTAAATGGGTTAACGACCAACTTGTTGCATCACGCAAAAATCGTTTGTACGCAATTCAAAACCGTGTTGCTTCACCTGGATACCCTGCTTACGGTGCTATCCCAAGCATTTCAGACACTTCTGTGTCTATTAACTTTATTGCTGTCTCAAGCACTACCGCTACTGCTACAACAGAAAAGGCTCACAATCTAGCCATTGGTCAATCTATTTCTATTTCAGGCAGTGTTACCAATTCAGACATAAACACTATTTCATGTGTTGCAGGTGGTCTAGCAACTGTAACTACTAACGTCAACCATGGATTATCTATAGGGCAAAGCATAACTATTACAGGTAACGCTCACGCTGCGTTTAACGGCACGACTACGGTCAAGAGCGTAACTAGCAACACAGTGTTTACGTACTATTCAAACGAAAGCGCAGCAACTTCTGCTACTAGTGGTGGACACGTTGAAGGAACAGGCGCATACGGATTTAACACTACGTGGGTAGTTACAGGTACACCTAGCGCTACATCATTTACATTTACAGTTCCATCATCGTATTCTCCTGGAGCAACAGGTGGTTCAGCACTTAGTTCACAGATACCTGACATGCTTACTACCCACCAAAACCCTAACTGGGTTTGGTCGGACGCTACAGGTGGAATGACACAGGTTTACTTTGCTGGGTACGTTCAGTCACCTACAACTAATAAGAAGTATGGTGGTTGCATTTACCGTTCGAACTTGATGAGTTCATCAACGACTGTTAATGCTGGGTTTACTACTACTAACAACTCTGCAACAACTCTTCCTTTTACTCTTAACACACCAATCCAGGCATTGCCAATGTCACCTGACGAGTACCCAGTATGCGTACAATCATACTTGAATTTCATTTTCATTGGCACTAACCGTGGTATCCGTATGTGTCAAACGCTTAGTGTCTATGACCCAACGGCGACTGCAACTGGTGACCTTAAATCAGGACCGCTGATTCCTAATATCCTTCAGCCAGTGACATACCCAGTAACAGCCATCATTGGTGACGGACGCTACGTATGGTTTGCATGGAACAACTACGACACAAGCAGCACAGGTCTAGGTAAGTTAGACCTTACTAACTATATTTCTGGTGACCCGCTTGCACCTGCCTATGCTTCTGACCTTATGGTTACGTACACAGGCTCATACAACTTTGCAACAGGCCAGGGAATGGTCAACTCACTTGACTGGGACCCATACGACAATGTGCCACTAATGGCTATTGGCGGTGTTGGTATCTACGCACCGTACGCATCTAACGAAGGTGGTAACGCCAAGGTTTACCAGTACGTTCCAGAAGGAAACATTACTTCTGGTATTTTTGACTACGGTATTCCCGACAAGAAGATTCCGATTTACTTTGATTACGGTGCTATCTGCCCAGTGTCTACAGGAACTCAAGTTCAGGCTCTAGTTAACATTGACCCTAACGATGAAGATGCCGCTGGATACTTGGCGCTTCCTTCCTACCCTAATGGTAACACCAGTGACACTGAGGTAGATGTTCCTCAGTACCACGCCGAACAATTCCAGGTAAACGTTAACTTGTTTGCTGACCCGCACAACAACTACACACCTATCTTGCACCGCTGGACACTTAAATCATGGCCTGCTGCTGTATCAGGTACACAGATTTCCGTTGTTGTTCAACTGTTCTCAGTTAATGTCGTTGACGGTCTTGAAGTATTTGTTGACCCATACGATTCATTTAACTGGCTTGAGCAACGTCGTCAGAACCAAGACATTATGACGTACCAAGAAGGGCCGATGAGCGTTCAATGCGTTATTGATGCACTTGACTGGATACCTCACAAGCGTCGTGGTAATTACGAAAACGGTTTTGAAGGTGACTGCGTTATTTTCCTTAAGACCATTGCTCCTTACAACTATCAACCCGTTACGACTATCTCTTAACCCGAAAGGTACAATAGTATTATGGCTTTAGACTTCCCCGCCCGTTCCTATGTTGCAAACGCCCTAGCAGGGACACTCTCTGCTGCGTTGACCAACACCTCTACAACCTTTACCACAAGCACATCTATTGCTTCGTGGCTTGACGTTACAACTGGTTCAGCACTATCTTCTGGTGCCAAACTAGTTGTTGCCGTTGAGTATGGCACAGCCAATGAGGAAAAGATTCTTTGTACGTACGCCTCTGGTACCTTCACCATTGTCAACCGTAACTACAACAACGAGACAGCCTTCCCAATTGACGGGACTCACACACACCCTGCAGGTTCTAACTTTGTTCTTGTATGGACTGCTACTGAAGCAGCCGAAGCACAAAAGGCAGTACAGACACTTAAGACTGTAATGCTTAACTCAGGTGTAGCGACTACGCCTAGCAACATCGTTATTGACGGCACCGCTGTTGCGGGGTCAAGTAAGTACGTTGTTGCAGCAGACCACAACCACAACATTAGCAGCACAGACCTTAACACTTGGCTATCGTCAAACCCTCTTACTGGTATCTCTGTTTCTGCTGCGAACGTTACATACAACGTAATACCAAAGACAACCAGTTACTCAGTAACTACTGCTGACGCTAGCAGCATCCTTGTTATGAACAACAGCGGCTCTGTTACCGTAACACTACCTACTGTATTCACAACAGTTGGCCAGTCAGTAACTATTGTCCGTGGTTCTTCTGCTGGAGCAGTTGCTATCACTGGAACTGGCGTATTCTCAACTGGTGCTACTGCAGGTAGTCCAACGCTTCGTGCTGTTGGCTCTGTCGCTACTGCTATTTACCTTGGCTCATCGTCATGGGTAGTCACCGGAGACATCGCTTAATGATTATCCATGGCGTAGTTGCTTCATCTCACTACACTGCCCCTTCTGGTGGCGGTGGTGGTGGTTCTAACCCTGGCGGTGGCACACCCCCTCCACCAAGTTCACCTGCTGCTAGGTACGTATCGTTTGGTATAACTGGTGCTAACGGTGGTGGTACCACAGGTGGTGGTGCTACAAATTCTGGTACGTTTACAACAACTGCAGGAGCATCTTTTTCTGCGACTGTAGGCGCTGGCGGAACGGCAACATTCCTAGATAGATTAAATAACAAAAATGTTTATTCATACGGGGCTGGTGGCGCAACTTCTTTTGCTGGGTATTCAGCAGCAGGTGGTGGTGCTTATCCAAGTTCTACAGGCGGAAGCGAGCACCCTGGTGCCGATGGTCAAGTTGTTGTTCTCTGGTCTGTTAACTCAGACTATTCAACCATAGATGGCGAAGCAAGTTATTCTGCTGCTGGAACTTACACAATAACAATTTCATAAGGAGACACATGACAGACGTAAGACAAAACATCGTAGGCTGGGCTAAGTACTTTGCGGCTCATCACCAGCAGTTTCACTACACCGAAAGTGGACAACGCATGGAAGCCATCAACCAGAACCCAATCAAGTGGCCTGTGTTTGCT